GGCGTTGTAGAACGGGGGCAAGTTCGGGAGCCGGCTGCTCGCCGCGGTAACGCGGGTCGGCCAGTTCGTTGAGACTGATACCGTAGCCCTGCGCGAGTTGCAACAGAGTGGACCGTTTCTGTTCAGGGCTGCCGGTGGCGAGCGCGCGCCACGCACCCATCACCTCGCGCACCACCTCTTTGGGCGTGCCACCCAACTGGCGGATCGTGTCGAAGTGCGGGCTGATGTCCTCGAACATCGAATGCCCGAATGCGGCGGCATCCCGGTACTGCGCGATGCCCTTGTGGAAGTCCTCCTCGCGGCGGTGGATTTCCTGCTTGACCGGCTCGGGGAGTGCGGCGAACTGGGCCGCGGTTTCCTTCTTCCAGGTGTTCGGGGGCTGTTCCCACGGTTTCGGCTCGGGAGGCGGGGCGGCGGCAATCTCTTGCGCCTCCGCCACCCCGTCCGTGTCGCCGGGCGCTGCGGCTGGTTCGGTGCGCAGGAACTTGCCATCCGGCCCACGCTCGCGGGTCGGAGCGGGATTCGTGAGCTTCTGGTACGTCTCGCGAATCGTCTCCTCCATCGACGGCTCGGCTTGAACCGGCGCGACGGGCTCGGGGGTAACGGCGGCCGGCGTGATGTCGGTCGGGGTGGCGTCTACGAGGGTTTCCTCGGTCATGGCGTCTCCAGTGCCCGTCGTTTGGCGGGCGGCAGTTGGTGATAAGCGCTGCGCACGGCGGTGTCGAGTTTTCGATCCGCGCGTGCTTCAGCTTCGGCGAGGCGTTTCTGCGCCTCCTGTTTCTCGGCGGTAAACCCTTCCCACGGGCGCGCCCCCGAGCGCTTCAGGTCATCCCGGCGCGCAGCCCGCCCCTCAATCCAGCGCCCCGTGGTGGGGCTCTGGTAGCCGGGCAGATCGGGTTGCACGCCCGCGACCGAGATCACGATGCCCATGCGCTGCCCGTGGCAGGCCGGCGCGTCGTGGCGCTCGGCGACCGTCCTGAAGCCCTCCTCGTGACGGCCGCACGTCCCACATGACCATTCGTACAAAGGCACTACAGCACCTCAGAGAGCAGCACCTGGATGGCTTCCCAGTCGTCGGCCATCAGGCGGTCCTGCATTTCGCCGTACATGACCCGCAGCGCGATCTCGACCTCGATCGCCTGCGCGTCCATCGCATCGGCCCGCCGTCGCAGCGCATCGGCGCGCGCCTCGAGTGCGGCCACTCGAGCCACTTCGGACTCGCCCATCGCTGGGGCGGGCGGCACCACCGGGGCGAGCAGCGCCTCGACCCGTGCGGCGGCCTCGGGGTCCGCGGTGAGTTCGCGATAGATGTCACGGATCTGCTCAGTGAGCGCGCGCTCACGATTGAGCTTCAGCTTCGCGCGGCGCTTGCTCCAGCCGGGCGGGCGATCGTCGCCGCCGGGAGACGGGGGCGGAACAACGACGACGGGTGGGGTTTCGGATTCACCCCATGCGCCGACCGCCCACGCGCCCGGCGACCATGCGCCATCGGCCCAGCAATCGAAGTTCGCCGCGCCCGCGGCCCAGGCTCCCGACGCCCACGCGCCGGAAGCCCACGCGCCGCTCGCCCATACGGCCATCGGTTACGCCGGGCCCCACGGGGTCGCTGAACCGTCTCCCGTCAGTGCCACGTCGTTGATAGACTGGATGTTCGCATCCACCTGACCGGCCACCGTGAACGTCAGCGAGTCGGTCTTGGCCTTGATCGCCGCGACTTCCGTATCCACCGCCGCCAGCACGGCCGCCACCTCGGTGTCGACGTATCCGCTGATGGTCGCGAGCGTCGCCGGGAGCGTGGTGCCGGTGTCTACGAGAATGTCATCGACTACCGACTTGATTGCCGCCACCTCGGTATCGATCAGATTGTCCACCGTATCGACGCTCGTCTGCGTGGCACGCGAGGAAACCGTGGCGTCGAGGTTCGTGCCGATCAGATAGCCCGCCGTGCCAGCCCCGTACGCGCCGGGGAGCGCCGTCGTCCACGGATCACCTGCACTGGCCGCGCCATCAAGCAGCAAGTCGAGCCGACCACCGTTCGCCCAGTCGGTTTGCAGCTCGTTCGTGTCGGCCAAAATCGCGGCGATTTCCGTGTCGAGGAAGTCGTCAATCGTGTTGAGCTTGCCGTCGAGCGTCGTGCCGGTGTCCACGAGGATCGCCGCGACGTTCGTGGCGAGCGCCGAGACATCCGTGGTTGAACCTGCCACCTGTACGAGATTGACCGCCGGAACCGCCGTGGCCGAAGCTGGCGGTGTTCCGAACACCTTGTAAGTGATCGTCCCGCTCGGCGTCGTCGTCCACGTATCGACCGTCGCCGTGTCCGTCGAGCCGACGTAATCGGTGATGATGCGCGCCTGCCCGACGCCAGTGCCGCCCGTAATCAGGATCGTGGCCCCGATTAGTTCGTCATTGGCAAACGCAGCCCCGGACGCCAGCACCAGCGTCGTGCCGGTTGCCGACTGCGCCGTGCCTTCGTGGACGATGCCGTAGGAAGCCGCAGCCCCGCCCGCCGCAGCCGTGTCGAGCAGCAGGTCAAGACGCCCACCGTTGGCCCAATCCGTCTGCAATTCACCCGTGTCGGCCACGATGGTCGCGGTTTCGGCCTTGATCGCCGCCACGTCCGCGCTGACGCTGGCCCCTGCCGGTGCGCCGAGCCGAGCATACGCATCGCCCGTCTGTGCCGTGTGCCCCGTCAGCGTTGTCACGGTCGGGATTACATTGTTCGTTCCCGCATAGCCCGTGCCGTCGAAGAATGCCTCGGCGTTGTCTGCCGCCGTGCTGTCACCGCTCAATTGCGTGACGTTGACCGCTGGCGGGGTCGTTACCGCCGTGTCGTTCCAGTGCGTTGCGTTGACATCCGGCACGCCCGCGACACCTTCGGCCGCCATGATGCGGAACGCCGCAGCGACGAAGCTGACCGCCTGCGCGTCCACCGTCACCGCCGAGACGACGACGTGGAACCACGATCCAACGGTGTAGAACGAGGCGTCGGTGTTGTCGCCCGTGTCGATGGAAAACCCGTGGATGCCGGTGAGGCCGTCGAAATCGATGCCGTCCGTGTCGAGCAGCGTATATCCAGCATCGCTTGCGCGTTGCGTGGTGCTGCCGTCGCGATAGATTTCTATATCTGTCACCGCCAACCCAGTCATGGTCACCGAAGCACCAGTCCCCCCGTCGTAGGTGCTAAAAAATATAGGGAGAACATCTCCAGCCGGGACGTAATAAACGGGATGCATCGTTACCGTTCCTGTGTTATAAATACGGCATGAAACATGACGCCGGCACAGGCAAATTCATAGGCCCGTCGCAGACGGCGGAACAACGATTCTGGCCGAAAATCAAGAAGACCCCGAAATGCTGGCTGTGGACTGCTGCCCACACCCCACTCGGGTACGGAGTGTTCTGGAACGGCCTGCGCCTGGTCGGGGCGCATCGATTCTCTTACGAGCTTCTGGTCGGTCCAATCCCACAAGGAGCGGACCTCGACCACATTTGCCGAGTCCCGTCGTGCGTCAACCCAAAACACCTCGAACCAGTTGCGCACGAAGTGAACGTCCGACGCGGAGATGCCGGAAAATCCAGCGGCGTGCTGCAAAAGTCGAAGACGCATTGTCCTCATGGACATGCCTACACGCCTGAGAACACCTATATCAACGCTCGGACGGGCGCTCGACACTGCCGCGCTTGTCGCGCCAACTGGGACAAGACGCACAAAGCCGCCGCGACGAAGCGGATGCGCAGATGGCGGGCAAAGAAGAAGCGCGCTCATGCTACAAGCACGCCGCCGAGCAGCAGCCCGCCGCGCAAAAGTTTGCCTTGAATCAGGGAGCCTTCAGGGTCGCCACCAGCAGCGCCATATTCGGTGTACGACGTAATGTCTAGGAAATCTTCTAGCGGCTCTTCGTAGGTGTCGGCAATGAACAAATTGTCAAGATGCAAGTCGATTGCACCCGCCCCGCTCTCGCCCCACCACATCGAGACAAGATCAGCCGGTGGGCTGATCGCGCTTGTACTTGATACCTCGGTTCTGAGGCTTCCGTCATCGTTGTAGATTTCCAGCTTCAGCAGATTTGCGGTCGCATCCCATCGAATGACCACGCCATACCACGTCGCCAGCGCCAAATCCGCAGCAGTCGTTGCAAGGACGACGTTCTCCGCGCCTCCCGTCGTTGAGCGATACCTGATGCGCAGTTCCCGCCCCGTGGCGTCATCGGTTCCTGTCGTTTCTAGCAAAATCTGGTCTAGCGTGTTCGTTCCAAACGCCCATGCTACCGATCTGCCAGACGCAAACGTCGTGAACCGTACAGACAACGCCAACGACCCCACAGCCGGAGCAATGATGCTCGCGGCATCGAACCGCGCGTTATCGCTTGCGGTCGGGATGTCAAGCCCGTTTGTTCCAATTCGGGCGGCGTCGGCGTTAATCAATGCCCCGCTGTTGAGCGTTGCAGTCGTGTCCCCGGCGCTGTAGTCGTGCGTGCCGTCGAGCGTCGTGCCTTCGCAGCGCCAGAAGAAAAGCAGGGCCATTACACAGTCACTCCGATTTGCTCGCTGCCCGAGACATAGCAGCCACGAATACCGCCCGTACTTGACCCTGTATCGCCTGACCCGGTGCGGCGATAGTTGCCGGCACCGGAATCTACGAACTGCGGATCTGCCTCGTCTGAGTTCCCGTCTTTGCTTGAAGCGGACGCCCATGCAGCAAGGCCGGTGTAGGGCGAGCCGAGCAAATCGAACTGCACAGACGCACCGGATTCGTAGTACAGGTTGTAATCACAATCCAGATTGGTCACTGCGGAGGCGAATATCCCCATCTTCGACGCGCTTGAAGACAGCAGCGCAACCACGTTGTCCTTAAACGTGCATCCAGTCAGTGAAAGACCAGATTCGGCATACACAGACTGTACTGTGTGATTAACAAAGGTGTTGCGTTCGATCTTTGCATTCCGCATCAGGCTCGCGGCGCTGTTCTCGTAGGTCACGCCTTTCGCGCCACCGACGAACAGGTTGTTGTAGACGCCTGCCGCTTCCACGGAATCGACTGTCGTAATGTCTACTGCGCCGCCCGAAACATCGAACAGGTTGTAGCGGATCGTGGCCGAGTTGAACCGTGTGCCGCCCTGATCGTCGCCCTTGATGTAAACGCCGCGGCTGGCGCTCGTCCAAGTGTTGTTTTCGATGACTGTGTTCAGCGCACCGTAGGTCGTAATTGACGATACGTTGTGATTCCCGCTCCCCGATGAGTTACGGAACACGCAGTTCTTCACCACCACGCCATCGGTGTTCTGAATGAAAATGCAGTTGTAGTTGTCGGAATCGACCTGCTCCGTCTGGTCGAACACGAATTGTTCGATCCTCGTGCCAATCACTTCGGTAGCCCCGCCGACGACTACAGTGCCATTCGACGGGCGCGGCGGAACATAGATGAAGTCTATGTAGAAGCCGATGAAGTACTGATAGTCCTGACCCTCACCACTGCCAATCACCGCATTCTTGACAGAAGTATTATCAGACCGCAGTTCGGACCAGTTCGCTTCATTGGATAGATTCGCCGCAGCCGGGTACTTAGCAACGAACACTATTGGCGACCCCGATGTGCCGCTGTTCGGGCACTTGAACATCGTGATCCATCGCGTACCGCTTGGGGTTCCGATGTACGTGCCTGGAATGCAACCAACGATGTCCCCAGCCGTCGCATTGGTCATGGCTGTTGCGAGGTCCATCGCATTCGCTTCACTCGACCCGTCGCCACTGCCAACATCGGCAGGCGCGGCGTAGATCGTCGGTGTGTAGCCAGCGTATTCAGCCACAATCGGCGCGGCTTTCGCCCGCCTCACCGGACTCGTCGCGTGCATCACCAGCGGCATCAGGCTTGCCTCAACAGTTGCTCGATCACGCGATAACTCGCTCGCTGTCGCGCGGCCAGCAGTTCGGGCTGCAGTTTTTGAATCTCGACCCGCGCGCGTTGTGCTGCAATGCCGGCTTCGAGCGCGCGCTGCCTTGCGGCGGCTACGGGCGAGGCGGCCACCAGCCTCGCGGCCATCTGCGTCGTATTGCGCTGCGGAGGCTGCTGCACCTCGAGCGCGGGATTGGTCTGGACCGGCTCGGGACTGAGCTTCGCCCGAATGCTGCGCTCCATCGCCCGCTCGCGCGCGAGCTGGTCCATCGCCTGCTTGCGCTCCCAGCCCGGGTGCTTGAGCGGCCGGCGCACAGGTGCCGCCCCCGCCACGTCGAGCGACGGGCCGACCTGCCAGAGCAGGTTCAGCGAAGTCGTGACCGATCCGCCGCGCTGCCAGAGCAGCACGAGGTCGCGCTCAACCGACGTGCCCGCCTCGGTGATGACGTTCCACGTCAGCGTGAGGTCCGACTCGACGGCCGTCACCGGATCCGCTTCGACCTGCCACAGCAGCGACAGGTCCGACTCGACCCCACCGTGGACGGTCCAGAACAGCCCCAGGTCGCGCTCGACCGACGACAGCACCTCGGCCGAGCCGTTGATGACGCCCTCGGTCGTGCTGGCCTCTCTCGCACCCCACGAGAGAGATCCGCCGGTCAGTCTTGGACCCCAGGCTAGACTCATGCTGCGGTGTTCGCCTTGACTCGAAGGGTGGCGGTGTCGTTCGGGAACGCAACCGTTGTGGCCGCCACAGTGCGCTTGACCCAGACGCCGTGCGCTTCACCGGGCGCGAGGTTGCCGATCGTGAGCGCGTTCGCTTCGTCCTCGGCGTCGTCGAACGTCGGCCCGGTGGGCGCGGTGCCCTCGTTGGCAACCGTCTCGATGGTGTTCGCGACCCCCTCATCCGCGAGTGCGATCTGCAACGCCGTCGAGGTGGCGATCGTGTTCGAGGCGATCCACACCTTGACCGCGTAGGCTGTGTCGGTGGCGTTCGTGTTCTTGACGAAGATCGCCCTGTACTCGCTCTCACCCGCCGCCGCCTCGGCCGTGCCGATGTCGTCGAGCAGGTTCGAGGAGGCTTGCGCGGTGGAGATCGCCCCGCCCAATGCAGCATCGGGATCGGTGTTCGATCCGCCGCCGGACAAGTAGAACTTCAGGTCGGTTGCGACGATTGCCATTTAGACCTCGATCACGGTTGCAGGGCCCGGCCCGATGATCGAGTCCGTGGCGTTGTAGGCGAAGACGGTGGGAGTGTCGGACGTGGTGAGACTCTCGCCGTTCGGGGTGATAGCGTTCGTCGGGATCAGCAACACGGCCTCGCCGCCCTCGAGCGACGCCTCGAACTCTTGCCCGGTGAACTCGCCGATGACGGTATCGCGCGTGGCGTTGAGCACCACGCCCTCGATGCCCGTCTCGCTCGCCGCGACCGCGTTGGCAAGCAGCTTCACGTAACGATTCGCGACACTGGCCTTGAGTGCCAGGATGATCGCGGCATTGACCGCGCCACCGCCGCCAGACTTCGTGACCGTGCCGGCGGAAATACTCGTCGCGGTGGTCTGGATCTGCTCGTAAATCGCAAACGAGTGATCGCCGCCGAGCGTCGTGTCGTAATCACCGACCTTCGTGAATCCGGCCGGGGTGCTGAACGACAGCGCGCCCGAGGCCAGGTCGTCATTGTGCGAGATCACCAGCAGGACCGCGCAGTTGTCCTCGGTGATCGTCAGGGCCGGGTATTCGATCGTCAGGTCTACGTTGTCGCCCGCCTGGCCTGCCGATGCGTGGACCGCACTCGCGATCGTCTGATACGCCCCGCGCAGCGCGATCATGACCGCCGAGTGCGAGTTCCCAGTGCCGGTGATGTCGATCTGCGGCGCCGACTCGGACCCGTCGTGCGTCTTGCCGAGAATCGTCAGACGCCGCGAGGTGCTGCCGAGAACGGTCGCGAGTTCGGTATATTCGCCCAGCGAATCGGCCACCGTGCCGTCGGCCTTCAGTGCATCAATGACCAGCAGCGTATCGGCGGCTGAAATGCCAGCCGGCAGCCCTGGAGTCACGCTCGCGGCGTTCGCATGGGCCACCGTGCCTGCGGCGACGTAGGCGATCGTCATCGCGGCACCACGTCAGATCGCAGGCCGAGCTGGTTCACGCGCAGCTGCCGCGCCGCGTAACGCACCGTGTCGCCCACCGTGCCCTGCCCAGCGTACTCGAAGAGCGTGTGGTACTGCCCGAACTTGATGTGCGGGATGCGCCCGTTCGTGGACGGCGGAGGATGACAGTTGCCGCCCGACCAGTCGAAGCGCGGCGTGCCGTCCGGATCGCTGTCCACCCAGACGCGCAGCCGGCCATCGCCGCCCGCGGCGTCCGTGTTGTAGCACCACTTGGCCGCGATCACGATGTCATACCACTGGCCGACGACGAGCGGGTTGATCAGGTCCGTGTAGCGGTTGCCGCCCGTCTCGATGTTCGCTTCCTGATAGATCTGAATCTTCGGCGCGGCCTTCGTGCCGGCGATCATCAGCGCAAAGATCGGATCCTGACCCGCGCCGCCTTCGGTGTTGTGGAACTGGAACACGTAGCCGGTGACGAGGTTGCCGGCGAAGGTCATTTCGGTGACTCGGAAGCGCCAGCCGTAGAACATCTCCGGGGCTTGTCCGCTCGCGTCAAAGAACAGGTCGAAGAGTTCCGAGTAGGATCCCTTCAATTCGGATCGATACGAGTCGATGCCGGGATACGTGACGCTCGGCAGGCTCGCGACCGTCTTCGTGATGCGCGTCTGATACTCGCGCTCGGCTGCCGACACGGCCGCGATCGACGTTTCCATCATCCCGGCGATCGGCGAGCCGTCGATGTCGCCGTTGATGTGGTTGCGCCAGTAGCGCACCCCGTCGCGGTACAGGCCCGCCGATGGCACCGGGCCCACGTCGTAGTCGATGAACGTCTCCTCGAGGAGGATCTCCGAGGCCACCACTACCAGGCACGTTGCGCTCGCGGTCGAGATTCCATCGGTCGCCTCGACGACGATGTTTCCGCTCGTTCCTGCAGCGACCGCAGTCACCGTGACATGTCCCGTGGTCGGGTTGATCGTGATGCCGGGCCGCGTTGTGGTGAGCGAATAGAACAGCACCGGCTCGGCGGTAAACTGAATCGTCCCGCCGCTCGAGGGAATGCTTGCGCTGGTCGGCGCCAACGTGAACTCGACGCCCGTCCCGCCCGATGCGACGATCGTTGCCGTGCCAATCGTGCCCGCCTGGCCGGACTCCCAGGTCGCGAGTGACCAGTTGTAGTCGGCACCCGACAGCCCGAACGAGCCGCGCGCCCACCTCGAGACATCGGCGTTCTGGAACCGGATGTACCAGTCCGCGTCCGGGGTCGCCGTGGTGCCGACCGTGAAGCTCGACACCTCGCCCAGCGTCACCACCCCCGCCGATGCGCTCGCCCACGGGGCCGCCATCGTCCCCGAGCCCATCTCGGTATTGCTGCCGTTGAACACCTTGACGCTGATCGTGCCCGTCAGGCTCGCTACGATCGCCGCAGCGCGGTCCTCGGCCGTGGTGGCGGCCTCGTAGGCGGCCGTCGTGGTGGCGTCGAAGGTGGCGCTCATACGGTCACCTGGCCGTTGATCTCGCCCGTCTCGAGGGTTACGTCCTCGCCCACGATGTCCACCCGCACGGTCGGGTAGTACAGCACGTAGGCGCCCGGCCCCTGCTTGGCGCAGGACTGCAGCGCCTCACGCTCGGCACGGTGGCGCGACAGCACGACACCGTTGCGCGTCACCTCGATGAACCCGTTGGCGGTGATTTCGATCATTGCACGGTGGACGTGGCGCCACTGATGCGCCCATCGGCGCCCTTCTCGAACTTGACCTTCTTGGGCCGCTCAACCGCTTGGATCACGGCCTGCATCCCCGACGTGAACACCTCGGCCAGTTGCCTGAACCCGTCCATCTGCTGTGCGGCGAGTCCCTGCACGGCCTGAACCGTCGGCGCCTGTACCGCAGCGCCCGCCTGCGCGAGTGCCGCATTCGGCTCGGTCGTGAGCCTTGCTCCCCGGGGAACACCGTCCTTGCCGAGATCGAACTGCACCTGCTTCGGCGCCTGCACGGCCTCGATGACCGCCTGGAACCCTTCCTGCACGCCCTGCAGCGTCTGCACGACGCCCTCGGTGGTCTGCATGGCCGGGACCATCTGCAGCGCATGGATGGCCTGCTGGAGCTGCTGCAGGATCATCTGCTGCTGCTGGGCGATGGTCACGAGCCCCTGCTCGGCACCCTGTGCCACCTGACCCACCTGCTGCAGCGCGCCCTGGATCTGCTGGTCGTACTGCGTGAGCATCATCTGCTGCTCTTGCGCGGCCTGTTCGCCCTTGACCATCTTGGCGCCCTCGCCCTTGATCAATTCCATGATCTGCTCGCGTGCGCCCTCGAGGTCCGCCCCGGGTGCCGGCGGGCTGAACCCCTCCAGCGCATCCTCCACGGCATGACCCATCCGCGCGCGGCGCACGATCGAGAGCGCAATCTCGCGCCCCACCTCGACCGGCAAGCCCAGCGACACGCCCTGCAGCACCTCGCCGACCGACCCCACGACCTCCTTGAGTCCGGTCATGTCGCGGTCGATCGTGTCGGCCACCGTCGAGTCGGTTTCCACGTCCACCCGGTACTCGCGCAGCTTGTCGCTGCGCAGCACCTGGCCGATCTGCTCCCACGACGGCTTCGAGAGCGCCGCCTCGACCTCCGGGGGCGGCGGCTGGCCCATCTGCTGCGCCTGCATCGCGATCTGCTGCGCCTGCGCCTGATCCTGCGCGGTGGGGAATTGCAGGTTCGTGATCTGTGCGAGCGTCTCGGGCGGGTACTGCTCGGCGATAATTTCGGCCTTGATGCGGAACAGATCCCGCACCAGTCGCTGCACTTCGCGCTGCATCTTCTGCAGGCGCATCGTGCCCCATTGCGATTTGAGTTTCTGCGCGCTCGCCGTCTCGTTCGCATCGCTCGAGCCGCGGATGATGTCCGACAGGCCCGTGAGTTCGTAGATGGTCGCCTTGATCTCGTTGCGCGCGACGTAGAGGCCGTCCAATACCTGCCTCAAGCGCTCGATCGGCATCGTCCAGATCGCTTTGTCCAAACCACCCACCGAGGCAATCTCGCTGATGTTCGCGACGGGGATCATCTGGTTCTCGTCGGCCGTCAGGATATTGCCGATCTCGGAGAGGTTCGCGCTGTACGCGCCGCGCACCTTCATCGCGTCCACGATCTTGTTGATGCGCGCGCTAACCTTGTCGAGTTCCTTCGCCTGCTCCTCGTAGAGCTTGAACAGCGGTATCGGGATCAGCGTGCGCGACGATGGCACCGCATACGCCGGTCGCGGCAGCGGGAAGAAATCGCGCAGCTTGAGCGGGTCGGGAGCGGTCAACAGCGGGCCGGACTTGTAGCACGGCGCGATGAAGTGCGCCTGGCGCGTGTCGCGGTCCCAGATCTCCCACACTTCGACGGTCTTGAAAATCTCCTTCGCCTGCGAGTCCTCGACGCGATCGGTGTCCTTGCCCTGCGAATACGTGAGCGCTCGAGCGAGTTCGTCGCCGAACTTCTCCGCCGCCATGTCCTGCGTGAAGTCGTGCCGGAACGCGATCCACGGCACTTCGCCCCAGCGCTTACCCGGGCCACGCCGGAAGTCATCCCACTGCACGCACTCGACGCGCACGGCATGTTCTGCGACACGTTCCGGCGACGGTGCGGGCTCGGTGCCCTCTTCAGCAACTGCACCCGCCTCGGGCGCGCCACCGACGAAGCGCGGCTCGTACACGACGCGCGCCACACCGCGGCCGGTGATGAGCATGTCCAGCACGGCCATCGACATCGCTGCATCGAGGTCGTAGCTGTCCACCTCGTAGCTCAATGCGCGCTCGATGACCTGGCTCACCGCCTTGCCGAGCGGGTCGGCATCGCGGAAGCGGCGGCGCACATCCGGCGCGGGCGTGGAGTTGTACAACGCAGGCGCCAGCGTGTCGGTGTTGGCCCAGAGGATGTTGAAGGCGTGCGTTTTCTTCTTGCCGCCCTCGTACAGCTTCCACAGGTCGTCGGCGTCCTTGCGCCACTCGCGCTCGACCTGCTCGGCGACGGCCAGTTCCGCGAGCCATCGGCGCACGACGCCACCCGGCGACTTCTCGATCTCCGCCGGGGTCGTGATGCTGACGGTCTCGTCGGTCGCCATTACTCAGCCCCCAGCCGCGCGCGACGCCGCTGCGCGATGATCTCGTTGATGGTCAGTTGCGTGGACTTGTCGAAGCGCACCGGCTTCGGCTTCGGCACGGCGCGCACCCATGGGCGGGCACTGCACGCATAGCGCGTCTCATCGCCCGCGTGATCCTCGCCGTCCGTGTCCACGTCCTCGGGCCGCTTGTCGTCGTGCTGCAGCGCCGGGAGCGTGCGGATCGTGTGCGTGCAGGTTGAGAAGAAATAGATCATCGGGCGATCGTCTTCACCCACGAGGCGCTGCCTCAGCAGATCCCAGCCGCCCATCGCACCTCGAGCGCCCACGCGCGAATTGTCCGCACGCTGGAAGTACACCTTGCGTGAGGCCATGCGCTCGGCGATCGACGGCCCGCCGTCCTGCGCGAATGCAGCCGGGTCCAGTACCGACATGTCGATCTTCTCGTCACCCGGCTCGCGCTCGAGGATGCCGTCCGCGACCGCCTCCGCGGTGAGCTTCAGGCCCACGTTGGGCGTGTTCGGCTTCATGCCGTACCACTCGCGGTACTTGATGATCGCACCGCGCGGATACTCGGCGAACTCGCCGTCGCTCACGGCATACCAGCCCACGCTGAAAGGTCGCGCGCTGCCCCAGTCCATGCTGCGAAAGCGTACCCAGTGCTTCGGCAACTCGAGCGGCGCGATGACGTGCTTCGCCATGTTGAATTCGCTGAAGAACGCGCCCGTGACCACCGACCAGTCGCCCTCGAGCCAGGCGCGCACCAGCTCGGGCGAGCCTGATGCTCTCAAGCGCTGCACGTAGGTCGGATCGTTCTCCATGAGCGGCAGGTTGTCTGAAACGCGCGCAGGGATGTAGACGCGCTCGAGGCCCGACTCGTCGTCGGTGATGACCTTGTAGCCCATCGGCGCCGGGTCGATGTAGCGCGCCTTGACCCACTGGTGGCCCGGACCACCGGGATTGCCCGTCGCCCGGAACCCTACCGGCACGCCGGCACTCGAGCGCAGCGTCGCCATGAGCTTCATGATCGGGGCTGGGTTCGCGAAGTTGCCGAGTTCTTCGATGTAGACGCGCGTGTACGCGTGACCTTGATACGCTTCCGCGTCGGCGTCGTTCTCGAGGTAGGCGAACCGTAGGCGCGCTCCACCGGGGAATCGCCACAGCTTGTCGGTCTCGTTGAACTTCGCGCCCAGCGGCGTGAAAAGCTCTCGGCTGCGTTCGATGGTGTCGTAGAGTTCGGTTCGCGATCGGCGAACCATGAGGCCGCTCGCAGCAGCGCCATGCTGGCCCGCGTGAGCCAGCCACTCGCCCAGCATGCCATCCGTTTTCCCACCACCCCGTGCGCCACCGTAGAAGACCTCGAATACCGGGCAGGTCAGGAGGAGGAGTTGGGGTCGAGAACGGGGAGACCAGACGAGACGAGGTTCAGCCATTCGCTGATTCCCCCGACCGGCTCCGGAACTTGCACGATGCCCAACGTGACAGCCGCGTCGAGATCAACCGTCTGGTGCGCCTTCCCGTACAGCCGGTCCATGATTTCCTTGATCGCTGCAACCCGTGCCTGCTCGCTTTCGGCTTCAATCGCCAGCCGCGCCAACTCACGGGCAGCCGCTTCGGCATGAGGCCCGAGCAGATCCTTGATCGCACGCTTGGCCTCGGCGGTGGCTTTATTGCGCGCTCCGGGTGGCCGGCCCGCGCCTTGACGCTCCATCACATATCCACAATTTAAAAATTGCGAGCTTTGCTTATGCCCCAGTCTCGGTCTCAGGGGAATCGGGTGGACGCTTGTTGACCAGCCTGCGGTACTCGCGCTCGACGCGACGGATGGTGCTCTGGGAGCAGCCGAACTCGGCGGCGAGCGCTTTGAGCAGTCCCTCACGCCATCTGAGGCGCCGCTCGAGGACGATCGCTTCCTGCTCGGGGGTGAGGCGCTTGGCGGTCATCGCACGGCCCCGATCGCCTGCAGGGCTTCCTCGGGCGTCCTGACGACGTAGACGGGCGCACGGCGTCGCCTCATCTCGGCCAGGAACTCGATCTGTGCCTTCTGGCGCTTGTCGGGCTTGCGGGTGTTCGATTTGACCTCCAGGCCGTACAGGCGCTCGCTGTAGACCACGAGCAGATCGGGGTTGGCCTGCCGCTGCACCCACGCCCCGACGGCCTCTAGCACCTCCACAATCGGCTTCTCGGCCGTGTCCCGCTTGGCGGCTCGGCGCCAGACGGTCATGAGCGTTTATCTAGCGAATCCGCGATAAGCGCTAGGCAGTCGATTATGTGGGGCTCGTGCCCCGGCTTCATGCCATGAAACGTATTCCGACTCATTGCCAGTTCGCTCAATGCTTCCAGCGAATCCGCGATCCGCTCAAGGATTTCTAGCATTTGGGCAGTCTGTTCGTTTGTCATAGATCCTCCCGGCTGTCTTGTTCGCACATCTCGCGGGCCTCCGCGGCGGTTTTGAGGTTCGTTGCCACGAGGTGAACGCCATCGGCGTGCTTGCGGCTTCTCCACGCCTCGAAAAAGCCGCCAGCGTTGCCCTCAAAGCCGATCGCGCAGATTGCGTAGCGGCCACACTCGGACTTCTCGGCGTACTTGCTGGCGCGGGTCCAAATCATGCGGGCTTGACCGGCAGCGGTTCCTTGCGCCACTCGCCACGCCATTCGACGCGGCCGCATTTCGGGCAGCGTTGCGCGTCGCGCACCTCGCGGAGCCCGTCGTCTGGGACTCGGGCGTACTGGGTTTCGGTCATCAGTGCGGCACAGGAACAGATCATCGGAAGTCCACCCCGTAGGCTTGGGCCGGCAGGTACTGAATCGGGCGCTGCATGAACTGTTCCGTGCTGAATTGCCGGTAATGCCGGTGGAACCAGCCGCCGATATCGCCCGTGGCCCCGGTCCCGTGCCGCTGCTTGCGAATCGAGACCTTGATCGGCTTGCCATTCCCGGCGACGTTGTTTTCATTTGCGGCCCGTCGCACGAACACGACGTTATCCGCCAGCCGGCCAAGATCCGCCGAGCCGGCCACGTCGTTGATGTCCAGTTCCTGCTCGGCGCTCACCAGCTTGCGAGGATGTGCGACCAGGTGGATATGCACCCCGGACAGCCGCGCCGTGGCCGTGACCGCGTTGGCGAAAACCCGCTGCTCCTCGATGTCCTTGCTGTTCACGTTCAGGCACATCATCGAGTCGATGAAGGCGTGCCGAACGCCCTGCCGGCCCAGCACGCGGACCAATGCCAGAATCTGCTGGTAATCCGCAAGGCCGACCGCGCACCAGAGTTTCAGGCGGTCCGCAAATTCGTGGACGAACCACTCAAGGTCCGCGACCGAGGGTTCCTCATGGCCGACCGCGCTTTCGCACATCCGGCACAGCAGCGAGGCCGGATCTTCCTCGAGGGACGCGAAGAACACGCCCTGCGGCCGCGCGAGCAGATGGCAGGCCAACTGGCGCAACAGGCTCGTCTTGCCGGTTCCCGGAAATCCGCTCCAGATCGTCACCCCACCGGGAAACAGCCGCAGCTTGTGGCCGTCCGGGTCAATTGGCGTCGTGCTGTAGCCGATCTGCTTTTTCCGGTAGGCGTCCGCAATCTGCTCGACGTTCTGCGCCTCCAGATCCATCAACAGGGCTTCGGGACAAACCTCTTTTTCGAGGAATCCGGGGTCATCCGGCATCAGGAAAATGCCGTTCAGCGTTCCAGCCACGACTCGTCCCCCTTTTCGCATTCCACGCACAACGCGACGAACTCGCCCGCGCACTGACACCACGCGCGCATGGTCGCGGGCTTCACGTCGCGCTGATCCATCAGGCGCTTGACCCGCCCCGCCCGCTCGCAGGTTCCTACGTCCAGTCGCACGTCGAGCCCATCCAGCAGGCGCACCGGCATCGGCTTGCCGGGTTTGTGCAAGATCGAAATGCAGCCCACGTCCCGCATGTTCTTCGCGAGCATCCAGCGATCCGTGACGTACACCGGCAGCAGCGGCTTCATGCCCTTTCGGCGGACTTCCGCCAGAGCGTCCCAGGTCATATCCACCGATTACCCCCGGAGCCGTTCGCGAGCTTGATTCCCGCGTCGATGTGCTGGGCGTCCCGCAGCATCAGTTCGATGCTGTCGTAGACCGTGCCGGTGGCGTTCTTGCCCTGATGGTGCGGGGAGAGCTTGTAGCCCTCGATGCAGGACCGCAGTGCTTCCTCGGGATAAGTCTTCAGGGCGCGGCGGATGACCTTCCGGCGCTTCTCGTCGAGCTTGGCCTGCGGGTGATCGTGGGCCGATTGCCAGTGCTGGAAGACCCGAAACACAGGATCGTCGAGCTTCGGCTCGACAGATACCGTAGGTATCTTCTTCTCTGAGTCTGTATCTGTATCTGTATCTGTATCTTGTGGCGTTACTTGAGCGTTACTGCAACGTTTCGGTAACGTTTCACGTTGTTTTGCTCGCCAATTCCTGACCCGGCCCGACGAGTTATCCGACTGAAATTGCCGCTTGTCCCAATTGGCCGGCTGCCAATCCTGGCCGACTACAGCGACCTCCATCAGCCTCCGCTTTGCTTCCGCACCAGAGGCCGGGTCCAGCCCGAGTGCGTGGCAAATCATGCGGTGCCTAATTTCGTCATTCGGCCATTCGCGGTCGAGGAACCCGGATGCCTTCAGGCAGAGCACCATGACGAAGTGGCGCTGATCCTCAAAGGCGAGGCATTGAATAACCGGATCCCCGGCAAACTCGTGGTACATGCGGAACCATGGCAGGCTCACGCCACGAGCCCTCGCTCGCGCTCCATCTCGGCCACGCGCTCGGCGGATCGCCGCAGCACCAGATCGCGCAGCTCGTCCCAGACCCTGCGCCGCTCGGTCGGGGTGCCGACCGTCGCGAGGCGCATGGCGGCGAATTCGATCTGGGCCTCGAGTGTCAGGTCTGCGGCGTTCATGCCGTCGCCTTCGCTTCAGGCAGCACGTAATTCGGCAGCGGCACGTCGGGCTTGAGCTTGCCGGCGGACAGGCGCTCGAAATGGTATTGCCAGTGCAGCGGCACGTCCTCGCCCCACTGGTAGACGGCCTGCTTGGAAATCCCGAGCAGACTAGCGATCTTTGTTGCGCCGCCAAAATATGCGATAGCTTCACTGGATTTCATGGGCGCAATATAGACCCGCGTCACGGGCCGGTCAATATTTATTTTTCAACGGGTATTGACGGGCGTTAGGTCAAGGCGTATTGTCTACTCATGCCCATCACGGGCAGGGAGCGAAAAGATGAGCCTCGCAGGCAAAGAAAACACCAGCCAGTACCACCGCATTCAGGCGAGCGTCAGCCGCCAGGCCGCGGTCTGCTGCGGGTCGCAGGAACACGAGTTGCGTCAGGGTCACTTGGACGCCGCGAAGCGTCACGAGGAAATGGCGCGCCACCTCGCGAAGGTCGAAGGACTGCTCGAGGCGGCCGACGCGGAGGCGCAGGCCATCGCGCGGATGTGCCTGATCACCGACCCGGTTGTGATCGCCGCGCTGCGTCAGGCGTACCTCGCGGGCCGCGCTGCCGAACTGAGGAGCCACTAATGAGCATCAACGGAATCGATTTCGTCTGCACGGTCTGCCACAAGCCGTTCGTGATCGATGATGAGGTGTACCGCGGCGAGTTCGACCACCCGCCGAGCGAGCCCATCTGCCCGGACTGCGATCACCCTTGCGACACCTGCGACGGCGAGGGCCGCGTGGAAGTTCGCAGCCAGGATCCGCAGGACGACTACGAAGTCCCGTGCCCCGAGTGCAATGCGGACGGCGACGGGTTCAGCAAGTCAGAGCTTGCGAACATCGACCGCATCCGCCGGCAGAACGCGAAGTTCTGGCGCAACACATGGGGCGACGACGACCGTGGCGACTGGCTCCTTGAGCAGCGGAAAGACCGCGAGGCGCTGCGATGAGCCGCAAAACACGCATCAAGCGGCCGACTACGGCCACGCCGCGCAACGTCGGAACTCGCCGCTACCTGCACGTATCCGCTCGGCTCGCCGATGAGATTGACCGTACCGGCAAGCCGACCGGAAAGCTGCTTGTGATGCACGGCGAGACGTATCGCAAGCAGGACCGGGGGGCGCAGCGATGAAATTCGAGATTAAATCCCGCTGGTCCGGCGCCGTGCTGTTCTCGGCCGAAACGGACTCGCTGAAGTTGGCTGTGGAACTGGCGGTCAAGTCGCACGCCGACCTCGCGGGCGCCTACCTCGCGGGCGCCAACCTCGCGGGCGCCTACCTCGCGGGCGCCGACCTCGCGGGCGCCTACCTCGCGGGCGCCTACCTCGCGCACGCCGACCTCGCGGGCGCCAACCTCGCGGGCGCCAACCTCGCGCA